AATGCTGGACGGATTCATGGCTGCAACTGTTGACTGTGTTTTAAGAGTGTCGATTTCTTTGCTCTGTTCCTCAATAATTTTGGCTGCGTCAGCGGTGATTTTTGCAATGGTCAGTGCGTGAAGTGCTGCCATATGTTGGCTACGCTTCACGGCATCTTTAGCCATTTCATCTTCCGCTTCTGATATTTTTTTTAATGTGTTGATAATGCCTTCTTCTTTTGTGTTCATTTTATATCTCCGTTATTTACGTGTGCGAATACCTCCGCGAATGCGGATAGTTTTCAGGTTTTCGGGTTTAATCTGGTGTTTTGTTTAAGCTGTTATTCGCCAGTGAAAAAGCGTTCAGTCTTTTTTACTGAATGAATAATTCGCATAATCCCAATGGCGCAGGCCACCGAAATAATCAGAACAAGCCATGAGATAAATATACTCATGCGATATTCCCCAGCTTATACGGTTCAATATGTTCCCCGCATTCTGCGGCACAGATCAGCTCGGAAAGTTCGTTAAGTGCATCCAGATCATCAGCGTAAAAAGCGACGTCATACAAACTCCGGATTGCCCTGGTCAATGAGTCACGGGCTGCACGTTCAGCATGAGCGCCTGATGCACTTAAGCGAAAATAAAATCGTTCAAGTGCTTTGTTAATGAGAGTTTTATATTCTTTGCCCATCGCAGCGCCCTTTAATCTGCTTTCTGAATTCCAGCTTCTGAATCCATACAAATAATTTCGATATATGGTTCATCGCCATTAACCTGACGTGCCTTTTCAGCTTCGCTAATGATTTCTCGCACGGTCTGGTACGGAAGCTCCACAGTCAGGCGCGTACCGTTCAGATAAACGTAAGTAGCTGCGTTTTTTTCGGATGGAACAACTCCGTCAATGGCTGATGCGCGTAATAACAGTTCACCGCGAAAATCAATAAAACGGATAAATACACCTTGTGCATGCTCTTTGGTCATAAAGCACCTGTTATAAATCAGCCTGTTTAATAAAACTTTGCCCGCGAAGCAGACGATCAACCGTGCGTAGTGCTTCGTATAATGTGAAATCCTGCCCGAAGTGATTGTCGCCGCAGCTCAATGCAAAAATGCGGTTTCCGGTAAACGGATTGCGTGGGCATTTGTGGATCACGATTCCAGCTTTCTCAATCAGCCAGGCGTGCTCGCCGATTTGTTTTACTGGGTAGCCATCCGGCGTTGCGTGTGTATCACTCAGGCTGTAGCGGATGTTGCTGCGTGATGCACTGGTAGTGAAACGGTTAGCGTGGCGTTCTGTTCCGGTACGAAAATTACGGCGTTGCTTCAGCATAAAATGACACCTCGTTATTTTGTCATCTGCACGTATTTCTCTGCGCTCCTGATTGTTTTCAGGAATATTGCGAAAAGGTTTACTTTGCGTTTTGTGTTTCTTCCTTCTTGGGTGACGGGGATTACTGATCTGTCGGCCTGCCTTCTTACCGCAAGAATGCTTTGATTCGTGCGTTTCGCGTAATCTTCCAGGCTTTCTTCAAGCACAGGTAACCCATGCTCATCACGGTATGGGTAGAACGCCGCCAAACGCTCAAAATCCGCTTGTTCGTATGTGTTCAGGACTTTTGCCATGATGTGATAACCTATTCAATCTGGTGCTATTTGTGGCTTTTTGTAGCGTCAAGTGGTACTCAACTGATAACCAATATAGTATTCAGGTGCACACCATGTCAATAGAGATATCAAAGAAGCTAAAAGCAATTCGAGAATCTGAGGGACTTAGCCAGGCAAAGTTCGCGGATTCAATAGGTATTGCGGTTGGTACAGTTAAGCAATATGAGACTGGTATTAGAGGTGTGGGGACGGAGGTTTTACTGAAAATCACAATGCATCCGAACTTTAAAAAATACACCACGTGGTTGATGAGTAACGAAACAAATGAGGCTGCTGGGCAGATCAGTCCGTCTCTCTCCCCTGATGGGCCAAAAAGCACATCGCCTTCTCAAAAACCCCGCAAGACTGGCACACAGCCCGGCTAATCATGGAGCGCTGGGGGCATGGTGGTCTTGTAACGCTGGGGTTTCACGAATGAGCATAAAATCAATTCCGGGAGGGTATCTTCTTGACATGCGCCCGGAGGGGCGTAAAGGCAAACGCATTCGTAAAAAATTTAAAACGAAATCGGATGCAGTTTTATATGAGCGGTGGGTGCTGGCGCAACAGCATAACAATGAGTGGAAAGGAAACTCTATTGATCGCCGTCCTCTGTCAGTGCTTATTGACTTGTGGTGGAAATACCACGGCCAGCTAATGAAGTCAGGGCATAACACGCGCCTTAAATTGCTGCGCTTGAGTGAGGCAATGGATGACCCGTGCGTGCATAAACTTAATACAACGATGCTCACCGAGCTACGTGTGTCCAGGATAGAGCAGGGGATACAGCCCAGCACCATAAATCGAGAGATTGGGGCGTTAAGCGCGATGTTTACCGCACTCATCTCATCCGGCCATTTTCTTAACGATAACCCCGTTCAAGGCCTTAAAGGAATGAAGGTTAACGAGCGCGAAATGGGATATCTGAGTAAGTCTGAATGTGTTCAGTTGCTGGATGCACTGGCTGAAAATCCCGATGAACGGCTGGCTGTCGAAATCCTTCTGTCGACCGGGGCGCGATGGGGCGAGGTAGCGGCACTGGAGCAGCGCCGTGTTCTTCATTGTCGAATCACTTTTTCAAAAACGAAGAACAACAAAAACCGTACCGTTCCTATTTCTGAAAGCCTGTTTGAAAAGATCAAAAAACGGGGCGGGAAACTGGTGTTTCCGACGCTGGATTATCCATTGGTTCGCGATGTCATCAAAACGGTCGCACCTGATGTCCCTGATGGCCAGGCTGTTCATGCGCTGCGCCACACCTTCGCCAGTCATTTCATGATGAACGGCGGCAATATTCTGACGCTCCAGAAAATTCTGGGGCACGCAAAGATTCAGACAACGATGATTTATGCCCATCTTGCGCCGGATTACTTGCAGGATGCGGTGAAATTTAATCCTCTTGGAGAAGCCGTATATGAAGCCTCTTAAATTTGATGATTTTCTATATCTTGGCAGGCCTCTTAATGATAAGGAACGTGAGCATGTGCAGGCCTTGCAGAAAATTACGCCCAAATTATTTATTCAATTTCTCACAGATAGAGGTGCTAAAACCTCTTGTCTCTCGTGTGGACGCCCAGATTTATTTGTTCCACATACGGTTGTTCACGGCACTGATCCTGAACTTGATGATTATGATGATTCAAATGATTGGGAATATGTCACTCCCATACGTAAGGAGAACGGCCCCATTAGCATCTACAATTTCCGGTATGAAGTGTCATGTTCTTATTGCGGCTTCACATCCACATATACAGCTCACACAGTTGTTCGTTGGGCAAGAGATAAAGGATATATAGATTGGGAGGGAATCTGAGTGGCGTGTGCTAAAAGCGGGCATGGCGTAACCCCCATTCGTGATGGCATTAGCAACTCTTTTGATGATGGCCCATCTTTCAGTGGAGGAGGCGGTAATAGTGGAGGTGGAATGTCAGATAAACTTGAAAGGCGAATTGAGCGACTCGAAGGTGATTTATCGCTAACAAGAAACGACCTTGCGACGCTTGCTGAACGCGCTACAAACCTTTCAACCAAAGCCGATGTTGGTGAGGTGAAAGGTGAGCTCAAAGCAGACACAGCACATCTGAAAGGTGATCTTAAATGCGATATTGCGAATCTGAAAGGGGAGCTTAAATCTGATACAGCTCACCTGAAAGATCAGATCAAATCAGACATTAACAGCCTGAAGGGTGAGATTACCGAAGCGATGGATAAACGCTTTGACAAGATTATGGATGAGATGAATCGGCGGTTTGACAAAGTTGATGATAATACGAAGTGGCGGTTGAGTGGCATCATTATACCCGTGTGTATAGCCGTCTTTACTTCGCTTTTTACAGCGGCGGCTACGTATTTAATTGCAAAATTTGTTGGCTGATGATCCACAAAGTGACCACATCTCTGTTACTTGTTGTGGTTAGTTGTGTTTTTACGTGTCTGTAAGTATTTGATAATTATCTAACTTATTGATTTTTGTCTGTGGTTATGGCCGCTCTGCGGCCTTTTTTCTTTTCACTGTCGAAGAGTCACCGTAAAATCAACGCCATGACACTTCAGCAGAACGGATACCATGCTGACACTTGCCCGCCAACAACAGCGACAAAATATTCGCTGGTTATTATGCCTGTCAGTTTTGATGCTGCTGGCGCTTCTCTTAAGCCTTTGCGCCGGTGAACAATGGATCTCGCCAGGTGACTGGTTTACTCCTCGTGGCGAACTGTTCGTCTGGCAAATTCGCCTGCCACGTACGCTGGCTGTATTGCTGGTTGGTGCGGCGCTGGCTATATCCGGCGCTGTAATGCAGGCGTTGTTTGAAAATCCTCTGGCAGAACCTGGACTACTTGGCGTCTCTAACGGCGCAGGCGTGGGGCTTATCGCCGCGGTATTGCTTGGGCAAGGGCAACTCCCCAACTGGGCGCTAGGGCTGTGTGCGATTGCTGGCGCGCTTATCATCACTTTAATACTCTTACGTTTCGCCCGTCGTCATCTTTCGACCAGTCGGTTATTGCTGGCTGGCGTTGCATTAGGGATTATCTGTAGCGCACTAATGACGTGGGCTATCTACTTTTCCACCTCAGTTGATTTGCGTCAGCTGATGTACTGGATGATGGGCGGTTTTGGCGGCGTAGACTGGCGGCAAAGCTGGCTGATGCTGGCATTGATCCCCGTGTTGTTGTGGATCTGTTGTCAGTCCAGGCCGATGAATATGTTAGCACTTGGCGAGATCTCGGCGCGGCAACTGGGTTTACCCCTGTGGTTCTGGCGCAATGTGCTGGTGGCAGCGACCGGCTGGATGGTTGGCGTCAGTGTGGCGCTGGCGGGTGCTATCGGCTTTATTGGTCTGGTGATCCCACATATTCTCCGGCTGTGTGGTTTAACCGATCATCGCGTATTACTTCCCGGCTGCGCGCTGGCAGGGGCGAGCGCATTGCTGCTGGCCGATATTGTAGCGCGCCTGGCATTAGCTGCCGCAGAGCTGCCTATTGGCGTGGTCACCGCAACGTTGGGTGCGCCGGTGTTTATCTGGTTATTGTTAAAAGCAAGACGTTAGCCGCAAAAAGACGGTCTATGATTAAAAGCTAAGATTTTTACTGACCACACCCAGGAGAAACGATGCAAGATTCCATTCTGACGACCGTAGTGAAAGATATCGACGGTGAAGTGACCACGCTGGAGAAGTACGCCGGTAATGTGCTGTTGATTGTCAATGTCGCCTCAAAGTGTGGCTTAACGCCGCAATATGAGCAGTTGGAGAATATTCAGAAAGCCTGGGCCGATCGAGGTTTTGTGGTGCTGGGATTCCCGTGCAACCAGTTTCTGGAACAAGAACCGGGCAGCGATGAAGAGATTAAAACTTACTGTACCACCACATGGGGGGTGACGTTCCCGATGTTCAGTAAGATTGAAGTTAATGGCGAAGGACGCCATCCGCTGTATCAAAAATTGATTGCCGCAGCGCCGACCGCAGTCGCGCCGGAAGAGAGCGGATTCTATGCCCGTATGGTCAGCAAAGGCCGTGCACCGCTGTACCCGGATGATATTTTATGGAATTTTGAAAAATTCCTGGTTGGCAGGGACGGAAAAGTCATCCAGCGTTTTTCCCCGGATATGACGCCGGAAGATCCCATTGTGATGGAAAGCATTAAACTGGCGTTGGCAAAATAA